GTAGAGAACTGCTTCCTGTGCTGTTTTACCTAAGTCCATAGCAGCTAAGGCATAAGGACCTCCGCTCCCACAGGCAAAGGGGCGATCACTACGTAACTCACAGCTTTGATCACCTGCGTAACTCCACAACTTACCGTCTCGTGTGAATCCTATGAGACTAACGTTACCTATCTCATCACTCGGTATGTTACGTATGTGTTCCAGCTTAGTGAAATCAGCAATGAGATCCATAGTGTCCAAGGCTGCTTGGTAATCCCCAGCGATCGCTAGGACCGCGAAAGGTCCCACGTTCTGGAAGATCTTCTGAGCATCCTCTTCGTATATCATATCACCCATGCTGCTTCTGGAATCACTTGCTAGAGTCTTACCATCGTATGCTATTGTAGTCATTTATAACTCCTTTTCAAATGCTGTGACGAAGGCTTTACACAAGCCCGAGCGAACTATATCATCACTAGTGAACACATGGTTACTAACTGGTAGGTTATGCTTCTCGACTAAGGAGAGTAACCACTTGAGACCATCGGTATTAACATCTCGCTGCGCTCGATCTCCCATGAGAAACAGTTTCGCGTTCTGTCCTATACGAGTAGTAATAGCCTTTAGTTCTTCCTTGGTTAACTGCTGACTCTCGTCCATCAAGATGATAGCATCATCGAAGCTTCGTCCTCGTATGGTTTCCAAGGGCTGTATACTAATGGCTCCTGTTTTAGTAGCATGTTCATAGAAACCATTACCTAGTTGTAACCTTAGAACATCAGTCAGCGGCATTAACCAAGGGGCCATCTTCTCCTCAACAGTCCCAGGGAAGGCCCCTAAAGAGCGTCCTGTGGATACATTAGCTCTACTCAATACAATCCTTTTGATTCTCTTCTCAGCTAGGTCCTTAGCCGCCACAGAAGCTGCTAGGAATGTTTTTCCTGTCCCTGCTGCTCCCGTGCAGATAACACAGGGATCACCATAGAGACTCATAAGATACTCCTGCTGCTTGGAGTTCAAGGGTTCTATCTCAATAACAGGTCTCTGTTTCTCAGAGTTGCCTGTAGGCTGTCCTGCTTTCTTACCAAACTTCTCTGCTCTACGTTCTCTACGATTTGGTTTTTTCATTAAGATCTCCTACTAGTTGTGCCCAAGCTATTGGGAATAATGGAGCAATGATATCATTAATCTCCGTAGCTAACTCTTGAATCTCTAACTGTGCGTGACTGTCCATGCGTTGCTTAGCAAACCTTGCAAAGGCTGCTAGCGAACCTGTCCAGTACCAGTTAACCTCGGTACCTTGAGGGAGTACGAAGCGTGCCTGCTCCTCACAGACATCTTGAGCTAGTAGGTATTCATAGGTTAACTTAGCATCTTCCATAGCTTCCCTATAGATACCTTCTAAATGTGTTTGTTTTATGTAGCTAAAGGAAGACCCTGACCCTTGCTTCTTGTTCTTAACCTTCTCACGGAACTTTGGAAAGAAGAACGTTGGTTCACTCCTGATGTAACGCCTGCTCTCCTCGTTCTCCACGAACCCTTGCTTATGCTTGAAGCATTGAGTACGTATTGGTACAGGCGCTGTGACACGTAAGGTTATAGCTGTATGAGCAAAGGGAGTCCAATGCTTATGTGTAGCCAAGTAGCGAAGCAATCCTGTGTCTTTCTTACGTTGCTCTAATATATCCTCGCTATACAAGATGTCAATCTTCTTAACTCGACAATCAGCAGCAAAGGAAACCCTAGCTGCTCGAACGATTGACTGGTCGTCTCCCATGTGATCAATGTACTCAGCCTTCATTAAATACCTCCATAATTTCTTCGGTTGATATGCTGATTATTCCCTTAGCTTTACTTAAGACTTCCTGTAGAACACCCATAGCATAGACGTTAAGACCTCGCCCTTGTTTACGGACTACGTAGATACTACCAGAGAACCCCTGAACATACAAGTGAGAACCTTTATCTTCTATCTTACTAATGCCTGAGCTAACTCTCCATGACTCGCCTGATAGATAACTACCGTCCCACGATCCCATGATTTTATATATGAAGCCTGAGGGTTCCTTCGTTGAGGGAATCTTCAGGAAGTGGTAACCTGTTGGTGAATACATCATTTCTCACGCTCCTGTGATGTCTTAAGATACTTTAGTATTCTCATACCTTTCTCCTCATTACGCAGCTTCAAACGGAAGGCCATATAACTAACAACACTGACCAGTAAACAAAGAAGCCTACGCTAGCGAGTCCTAATGTAACCCATGCACCTAAGGTAATATAATCAAACATATAGTTCTCCATTTAATACCTCTTGAATACGAGGCTCTGAGAAGTTAGGCCCTTTGAGAACCTTACCATCTTCACGGTAAATTGGGTTACCATCTTCACCTAGCTTACTCATGTTAGATCGTTGGATCTCCCTGAGTAAAGCGTCCACTGGTAAGCCTAACATAGTAGCCTGTTGAGCAGTAACATAAAGAATATCACCAATAGCATCAGCGATTTCCACGAGATCTCCAGCATCTATGGCTTCGTTAAGTTCCATTAGTTCCTCCAAGATCAGATTGTTCATTAAGGCTGCTTCGGGTTCCGTAGGTAACCGAGGTGTCTCTGACATTACCTTACCGTATGTTGTGTTGAATTGACGTACTTGTTGTTCTAAACTCATATTATAAACCTCTCTCTGGGTTTCTACGGAACCATGATAAGAACATGGAGTTGCAGGCTACGTGATCTAAGTGAGGTAACCCTGAATCAGGATCAATGATCTCACCGTCTTGTATAGCAGTTAGATGTCTTAGCATCGCTGCGGTATAACGATTACGAGCATCAGGTACATCCTTCCATCCATCAGCAGAATACTTCTTAGCACCAAAGGTCATAACCTGAGCCACTGCGTATACTGAGGACAATGGAACCAAGTCCATCTGAGGCTTGTCACCATCGAACTTAAGGGAACCAGCGGTTGAGCCTTTGGCACCTTTGGATTCTTTAGGTTTGACTAGATCTAGTTGTCTTTCACGATAGGCTGTGTGACTATCTTTCTTTAGGTTACCTAGGACTAATTCTTCGTGTTCGTTGTTATGAGCCATTTGTTTCTCCTGTTGTATTGATTCAAAGGGGCTCATAGAGTCCCCTTCTTTAATTTAGTTAATCTTCTCTTCCATTGTGACTCGGTGATTACTTCCATCCGAATCATCATGTACTCTTCCCCTTTCTTCACATGATCCTTCAATGCTTCTATCTCGAAGACCTGTCGATCATCAAAAGATAGCACACGTTGTAAGGAATCTAGTAAAGGTTTAAAGGCGTTGTCCAAATCGCTTAGTTTACTTGAGAAACCTGCGATCAGTGAGAACTTGTATTTATCTGTGTCGTTTACCTTGAACCGATGTGCTTTCAAAGCGTTGAAGATAGCTAGCTTATACCGCTTGTATTCCACGGTGTCCCGTTTAGCGTTGGCATAGTGCATCTTATTGGCTGACAGAATCTTGATAGGTAATAATATCTCAAGTAACACAGGATCTCTCCCATCATGCCCGTTGATATAATTAACCACAAGCTGTAGCTGTTCCGATGTATGGTTGCTTTTCATACGGTTCGCTAGGTTACTTATGACCACTATGTTTCCTCGGATATATCCTAGCTCAGGTATTACTTTATCTAACGTAGGAGAGCCTTCGCTTATAACATTAGATCGCTTCATTGGGATTCCTAAAGCAGGACAAACATCAGGTATGTCAATGTCTGTCGGTTTAAGATTGAAAGGGAGACCCTCCCTCTTCGCCCGCTGCTTCGCGTTACTATACATGACCGACTCAGGGTTGTTATCAGTGAACTTCGTCTGAGCTTTCTTAGCCCCTTCCGAAGTTCCTTTAGCTTTCATACAAACCCTACAATAAGCACGTAGCCCATCCTTCTTTTGTTTATCCTTCCCGAAGGCAGAGAGAGCTTTCTCTTTACCACAGGAAGCGCATGTTTTCACTATGTCATACCGAAGTACAACTTGGCGTGTTCAACGTCTACGTGGGGATACTTCTTAACTAGTTTACGTACACCTTTCCACGAGAAACCAACACGGATCTCACCGTTACTTTGGTCCTTATACGTGATTGACTTAGGTAACGTACGTTGGGCTGTGGATAGATCAACTGTATCATCGGTCAATGTGCTTAGGATGCCAACAACGATAGTGTTAACGCGGTGCTTAAGTAATTGTTTCTTTGATTTCTTTTGCATATTGTACTCCTTTAAAATTCTAATTGAGGTCTGAAGTTCGTGAGATCGCTACGATACTCCACATCAGATGTCTTTATTTTTCTAGGGTTGAAATGTATCTTAAGGTCCTTAGGTTTCTCTCTTAACATAAAGATCAAGTCAAAGATCTCGTGAAACACTTGCTCGGGCCTGTCATCGCCATCGTCATTATCATAAGCATCAACGTAGAGTTCGAATATATTCTTATCATAATCCTTAGGATCCCAAGAGTCAAGTAGTTTCTCGGCTGTCTTCTTACCAAACTGATGGTCGGGTATTGGTTTACCGTTCCCTTCATTCCTATAAGCAAAGGATAACGAAGGTATATTATCAGTAGTGGGATCACCTAAGATCATCTGCTTCCAAAGATTCCTATGTGCTTCCTCTTTTGTTAATGTAAATAGCTCTCCTGTTTTAGTGTTCATGTGATTTCCAGGATACTGATAGAGATCTTTATCAATGGTTCCGATAGTAGTCTTGTGTTCCGTACCCTTAAAGTATTCACTGGCTATTGTGAGGGCATCATCAGCTTCTACACCATACATCATCTGGAAGTCCCAGTGATTCTGGAGGTAATGCCTGATGTCTTCATAGAAATGAGGCTTCTCTCTATTAGTCTTACGATTACCTTTGTAAGGTAGCAAGGTAGCTCGCTTGACTCTGAAGTTACTCTTACCGTCTGTGAGGAACGCTAGGTAATGAGAACATTTAGATCTCCTGAGAATCTTACAGACAACAGTGTCCACTATCTTCTTCACTTGAAACCACGTGACGTCCTCACCATCCTTGATCTTCTTCTCAGCACAAAAGGCTACCTCATACACAACAAGGTCACCGTCATCTAATAGTATGTTCATTCTCTTTCTCCTCCATATAAGCAACTAAGGCACGTAGGTCGTCCAACGTTCCTGAGCTTTTCATAGTATTCGCTAGAAAGCTAATGACATTAATATTACCTTTAACGTAACCTAGCGCAGCCTCGTGTTTATCTAGAGACGGAGAGTTATCTGAACATATTACATTGCCTACATACAAAGGTATTCCTAAGGCTGGGCATCTATCAGGTATCTTTATGTCTTCTAAAGTTATTGTAAAAGGGACACCCTGCTTCTTAGCTCGGGCTTGTGCTCCTCTCCATAAGTATAACTCTAAGTTTTCCGTGTAGTGTTTACGTCTGTTTTCCTTTTGTGAGGTAGAGTACTCCTTGACACACACTCTGCATCTTTTAGTGTAACCGTCAGGAGTATACTTATCTTTATTGAAAGAAGAGTAAGGGAGTCTCTTTAAACACCCTGTACAGTTCTTGTGGACCCTAAGGACCTGTCATGTCGTTGGACGTTGGGTTACTTTCGATACCTTCGTTCGTAGGCTTCTGCATGTTACCTGCTGCAATAACCACCTTACGCAGGGGATTTAAAGCAATACCCTTGGCAATCAATCGGTTAATCATATATGCTCCTTTATCAATCATAGCTGTTTTACTAGGACGGTTCATGCGTTTCCAAGAGGCTCGATTACGTTGGCCTTCAAAGGTCCGCTTGTTCTTCATGTCCGACTGGACGGTAGCAGCCATAGCATCTACGTAAGCTATCTCAGCTTCTGTTGGTGTGAAGTCTAACTTGTCCTGTTGTTCTTGGGTTAATTCTTTCATATTAAGTGTTCTCCTCATGTAGTTTCTGTTTAAGTAAGTAGCCTTCCAACACCCAGATCTTATCACGAGCATTCCCAAAGGCAATCTTCTTACCTATCTCAGCATTAAAGTTCTCGGGACTAGCACAAGCAGATTCCCCTGTAACAGTGAAGCCGTTCTTAAGCACCATACAACATACTGTTAAGCAGGTATTACCAAAGACATGGTACATAGTATTCTTAATAGTCTCTGTTATGGAGTCTGGTGTTAACCGTGGTGCCGTTAGACCCTTACGTTGGCTCTCCAGTTCTATCTCGCTTAGTTCATTCATATTAGTTTTCCTCTTCAATTGATTTAACATACTCAAGCACTGCTGCTATCTGCATACTGTTGGCATTCGTCTTTATTCGATTGGCAAGGGACGAGATCACCGTTACGTTCCCTACTACGTATCCTAAGTGTGGCACTCGTTTGTCTAGTGTCGGTGATGCATCAGTCATACATCCCTCCCCTTGGATCAAAGGGATCTTAAGGACAGGGCATAAGGTTGGTATGATTATATCCTGCGATGTTATGTTGAACGGTTGATCCTTAGCTTTCGCTCTGGACTTCGCTCCGTGCCACATTGCTTTATGAGGATTAGACGTAACTACTAGTTTCTCAGGTTCGTAACTAGTAGTTGCCTCGCGTTTCCTAAGGTTATAATCATTCTGGTAAGCCTTGACGCATACCTTACAACGGTTGTGTCCTTTGTAGAACTCCTTGTTACGTTTGTTCTCACCGCACTGTGTGCATTGCTTCATATGCTGCTCCTAAGGACTCCTCGTCCTTATCTGTTCTGATGTGTTCAAAGACAGGATGTCTCATGATACCGTTCTTAGTCCACTCCATGAAAGAAACTTCAAGTATTATACCTATAAGCTCCCCGTTGTCAAACAGTTTCTGAAACATTTCACGTTGGTTATCCGAGAAGCCCGTCCCGAGTTTCCCATAGTTAGTCAGCACAGCACCACAACGTCCTTCGTGTTTCCCTTTGCCCGCTTGGAAGCCTGTGACCCTCACGTCCGCGGTATCACTAGGCTTGTACTTCAACCACTTGTCGCCTTGTCTTACCACGAGTCCCTCGAAACCAAGGGCTATCTGTTGTTCCATAATCTCCGTAAGTAACTCGTGAGTCGGATTATCGTATTCTCCAAGATCCAAACGAGGATCAAGAGGCTCAATACTGTATACCTTACTGGGATCGACTGGCGTTCCATTGACTGACGTACGTACCAAGCGCATTGACTGTTCCCAGTTGGCTTCGTAGACTTCAGCATCTGTTATCCCCTTATCTATGTGATCGAGGTTGTACAAGGGTTTACCTGCTCGGCTGATAGGGTTACCATCGGCATCGCGGTGCATACGAGCGCCATCTAATTTTAAAGTAACTTGCCATCGACCCTTAAGATCCTTGCCTTTGTTAGGTTTAGGTTTGTTACCACCGTACTTGTTACGTGCCATCTTTAGTCTCCCTTAAGAATGATGTAAGTGAATCTCTTAGTTATCATTTGTTATCTCCTTTAAATAGTTAATTGCTTTATTAGATTTCATTGAGTACATTAATGTGTTTGACTCCAGTTAGTACCAGAAAGAGCTTCACCTTCTAAGAGACATTTACTTCCTAGTTGTTTACTTATTATAGGAAAGGAAGCTTCACATATTTCCTTGAACCTGTCAACATCTTTCTCTAGTACCTCACATTGTATTTCATCATGGCAGTTAACCTGAGGATTCCAATCCAGCCCTTCAGCATCAGCGACACGTGTTACTTCTATTAAGAAATACTTCATCACGATAGCTCCCATTCCTTGTAGTAAAGTATTCAAAGCAGAGTGAGGTGAACGGACTCTAATGATACGGCCGTCAAATCCCTTGAGCCAACTACGTTGCTCTACTGCTTTCAAGATACCTTCCCTGAGTTTCTTAAGTGCTGGTGTGTTCTTAAGGAACTTAGCTTTAAGG